AGTAAGTCATCTCCACGAGTAACTCCAATGGTAACGGTGCCAAGTACCTGCAAACCTCATCATCATACCGAAACTTCCTTTTCAAGAACATGATTTCTGAGAGTTGCTTGTACCCGAACTTTTCCGTTTTAACCTCAGCTGTAAGTTCCATCCCTATTTCTCGGAAACCTTCAACAAGATCATCAGCTATCAACTCTCTTTGAAACACTGACATTATGTTGTCATCTCCATAAGTAACCAATCTGCACTTCTGCGCGAAATCACATGCCGTCATTCCACATCCTTGCACAACATAAACCCAGGCGAAATACTGGTAGGCTGAATTGAGAATAGTTGTCATGGGATTTCCGGAAGGATTCCCCTGTCCAATCTGGTAAATTGTGTTGCGAAATAGATGCAAAGCATCCACCAATTCGCTCCACAAAATCAATCTCACTTGATCATTACCATCATCATACCAATCATTGACAACATCCAAAATCTGCCAAAGCATTTCACCATTCAATGTGCTATCGTAGTTCGAAAAATCACCTGCTAATAAATCATTGCCTCTTTCCAACATATAACTCGCAAGTACTGTCCACTCTATACCATGAGGGTTTATCCCCACGGCAATAGAATTTTTAATCCTATTTCTCATACAGTATGCGATGTAGGCTCCGAAATATTGCCGAAACACGATTGTGTAATCAATGGGCCCGCCACTGAAAAGTCTCGGTTTCATGTATTTCTGTCTCTCTTTTGGTCTTCTCTCATCCTTCAAATGATCTGTAAACAACGCTGGTGTTCTCAAATTCAGCCAGGCCCTACTCACTCTCTGCTGACATGCATCACTAACTGACTGGTGCAGAAAACGAGTTTCAAAATTAATGAAATCACGTTTCCCTTTTTGCTTTGTATCAAGTACCCAGGGATAGCCCGGTGAACTATCGAGCGCCATAGAATTGATGTATTGATCTCCAGGAATCCCGAACACAACTTCATCGATTGTTAAACACCTAGTATTCACATCCTCCATTTTCAAGGGATATGTGTTCATCTTGCGTTTTGTCTCTTTAAGCGCATTGTTAAGTCTAACTTTATCAAATTCTATTGTTGCTCTGTGCGAGTTTTTGGTGATCACCATCTGCGTTTTCAGATCAGCCCCATCAACTGTTGCATATAACACCGCAGGCCTCGTAATTGCTCGTCCTCTCCATTCATATAATGGCGATCGTCTCAATTGCGTTTGTGTCGCATCTGTTGCACCTTTATCTACAACACCAGTGACAAGAAATTGTGGTAATGCAGTACTCTGTGCTGCTAAATCCACATTGACCTTCAAGGTGTCTGTTGTTGGCGCTATCTTCACCTCTTGCGAAAACTGTTCCAAAGCCAAATCAATTTGCTCTCTGGTGATGGCACATGCAACATTTGGTGATTGTCCTCCTATGCGACTTCCTGCAACATGAATACCAAGAATCTTATTTGGCAAATGAGAGCCCACTTGTAACAAAACTGCTCCACAATCTCCAACCTGCGTATCCATGAAGTGATGAAAAGATTTCCTAACAACATGTAGAACGTTTTGTCCGTCCTTATTCATGCTATAGGAAATAGGCTCATCTGAAGCCATAGCTTCACCACATGATATACGCAATGCTCCAAACTGTTTCAAGCCCCGAACTGAGATCAGTCTTGTCGAAACAAATGTGTCATTCTGCATGTCTGCTGGAGAAAAATGATGTCTTATATCTCTAGCCGCAGGAAAACCTCTTGGTAACTCAACAAGACAAGCATCCACTTTCTGATCGTTCACCATCATTTCGACAACACGCAAATTCCGTTTCGAGTATACAAACTCCTGATCAACAAGCACTCTCTTCAAAACCAATTTATCAAAATTAACGCTAAATAAATGATTGAATGTTAACATAATCCTTCCTGTGATCATGAGGGCATGTCCACAAAAAATTCTATTCTCTCCAACTTCTCTATAGAGTGACAACATGTTTTTGAGTATCACTCTTTCCATGTCAGAGATAGCGTTA